TGATAACCAAAAGGTTTTTTGTGGTTTAAAATTGACAGGAGATGCTAATGGTCAATTAGTTGCAACTGATGATGACCAAGCATACTTTAAATATCAAACTGATGCTACTAACTCAGAAGCATTTACTGATTTTACTAAATGGCACTTTGTTCATAGTATTGGTGGAACTGATTTTATTAGTCAATTACCTATCACTGTTGCGACAAACACGCCTTATCATTTAAAAATTACAATTGATTCAGATAGAAAAGCATCAATTTTTGTAAATGGTGAACAGTATAATGTTACAACTACTTCTGGTTCAACTGGTGGTACAGCAGTAACAAAAGGTACTACTCCATCTGGAGCTTTAACTGACGATGTGGATTTAATTCCATATGTTGGTATTGAAGCAGGTGCGGCGGCGGCTGAAGCAGTAAACGTACATTATGTTTGCTGTAGCAGAAACGTATACGAATAAACCATAACAGCTAGGGTGTAACAGCCCTAGCTTTTTTAAAGGATAAAGTATGCACATATGCGAAATAATAGCTTTATTAATTATAATTATAAACAATGAAGCAGAAAGAATTTTTATAGGAGGATATAAATGGCTGACGCAGTAAGCACACAAATCATTAATGATAATATAGGTGCTAAAAGTATTTTAGTAAAACTTACTAATATATCAGATGGTAGTGGAGAAAGTGCAGTAGCAAAAGTAGATGTTTCTGGTTTACTGGCAGACAGTAATGGAGAGGCTTGCTCTAGAGTTGCAATACAAGAAATTTATTATGACATTTTTGGAATGAGAGTAGATTTATTATGGAATGCATCAACTAATGTTAATTGTATAATATTAGGTGCTAATGGAGCATTAACTTCTCAAGGTCACATAGACGTTAAGGAGTTTGGTGGAATTACAAATGATGCCGGTTCTGGTGTTAATGGTGATTTACTGTTAACAACTACAGGACACACTGATGGAGACCACTACACAATTGTTTTAAAATTAAGTAAAACATATTAGGATAAAATATGGCAACTTCTGGAACTCGTACATTTACACTATTTGTTAATGAAATCATTGAGGAGGCTTATAGCCGAATTGGTGGTGAAACAGTAACAGGAAAAGAATCTTCTTCTGGAAGACGAAGCCTTAATCTATTGTTTAAGGAATGGAGTAACAGAAGTATTCAACTTTGGAGTGTTGGTGAATCAACACAAACTCTTACATCTGGTACAGCAAACTATACATTAAATAGTTTTACTGTAGATATAGAGGAAGCAGTTATATCTATAGATAATGCTGATGGAACTAGAACTGATTATCAAATGGAAAGAATTAGTCGTGATGATTATTTAAAAATTCCTAATAAAGATGTTGGGGGTAGACCTAATCAATATTTTTTAGATAAACAAATAACACCAGTATTATATTTGTACCCAACACCAGATAGTGCAGATACATTTAGATTTAAAGAAAGAAAAGCTGTAGAAGATATTACAGCCGCAACAGAATCAGTTGATATACCAAATAGATTTCTGCCGTGTGCAATTAGTGGATTAGCTTACTATCTTTCATTGAAGAGACCACAAATAGAACAGCAACGCAGGCAAGAACTTAAAATGCTTTATGAAGAAGAATTTAATAGAGCAATGCAGGATAACAGAGAAAAAGTTGATTTAAAAATTATTCCCGACTTTAGGTATAATGTATAATGGCTTTTGCATCGGGTAAATATGCTAAAGCTATTTCTGATAGAAGCGGAATGGCTTTTCCATATAGTGAGATGGTTAAAGAGTGGAATGGTTCTTTTGTACATAAAAGTGAATTTGAAGCTAAACATCCACAGTTAGAACCAAGAAAACATAGCCCAGATGCTGAAGCATTAAAAAATGCAAATCCACCTGTACCATTAACTCCATCAGCACAAATAGAGAATGGTGTTGTATCAACTTTAATGGCTTCACTTGGTGTTACTGAAGGTAAAAAATTTGTTGGTACATTTACATCAGCAAATGCCACACCATTAGTATCAGCCTTGACTTTAAGTGTAAGTTTAGGTAGTGAATCAGTGAGTGTCAGCTAAAGCAAATATATTTGTTGCAACACCGTGTTATGGTAGTTGGTTAAGTGAAGATTACTTTCATAGTATTCTTGATTTACAAAATTTATGTAGAGAAGAAAATATAGCATTAAGAGTTCAAACACTTGGACAAGAGTCGCTAGTTACTAGAGCAAGAAATACATTAGTAGCAAATTTTTTAGATGATAAAGAAGCTACTCACCTTTTGTTTATTGATGCAGATATTGGATTTGATGCAAAATTATTATTAAGATTTTTAGAATTTAATAAAGAAGTATTGTGTGCACCTTACCCTATGAAAATGATAAATTGGGATGGTATACCGGATTTAATTAAAGAAAAAAAAGATTACAAAGATTTAAGTTCTCCTTATGTTTTAAATTTTAAAGATAAAGATAATATAAATGTTGAGAGTGGTTTTGCAGAAGTATTAGATGCGGCAACTGGGTTCATGTTAATCCAACGCTCATGCTTAGAAAAAATGAAAAAAGAATATCAAGATTTACATTATATAACTGACCAAATAGTAAACGGTAAAGAATATGATTCAGATAATACTTATTTGTTTTTTGATACAATGAAGGATGAAGATGGAAGATACCTATCAGAAGATTATGCTTTCTCAAGAAGATGGCAAAAAATTGGAGGAAAAATCTGGTCAGACCTTGGCTCCAGTCTCTCCCATTTTGGAGGCTACCGATTTGAAGGTAAACTCTGGAAACATTTTGACTTCAAAAAAAATTAAAAACGTAACAGTGCCCGTTATGGGTTTATCATTTAAAATTACTAAGGGATAATATGGCAGACGCAGTAGTAACACCAATTAAAATGAGTATTATAAAAAATCCAGTAAAAGGATTTATTAGGAATGTTAAAGAAGAAGAAAAAATAAAACTTGAAAAAAGAGAAGAACGTCTAATAAAAGAAGGTAAAAGATAATGGCAGATGATGCATCAATAACACTTACAGCAACTATACTACCAGATGAGATAGCTAAAACTATTAGTGGTTCTATGACGGTAACACCAGATGATGCTAATGATAAATGGTACTATAAGTTAACTGCTGTTACAACAACAAGTGCAGATTTAATTGCAGGTAGTTTTTTAGATTACACAGCCGTTGACCAAGACACAGCACCCACAGCAATAGCCGCAGGTGATAAAATTAAATTTTTATTTATAAAAAATCAAAGTTCAGCCGATGGTATTATGCTATCTATAGATGCAGGAGCCGCCGCATTTAATTTAGCTGATGGTATTTTTATTGGGCCTTCTCAATCATGGTTTGGAAGATTGCCAAATGTAACAGTAGCAGACTTACACGCAATTTCATCAGATATAGGTGATGCAGGAGACGCAACAGCAAATTGCATAGTAGCCGCTTTAATAGATGATGTAGGATAATTTATGGCAACAATGACATATGCGACTTTAACGCAAGACCTTAAAGATTGGATGGAAAATGACGGAACAGAATTTTCTAATGAAACAGATAATTTTATTTCTTTAGCAGAGCACCGAATTGCAAGAGACATTGAGCCATATGCTTTTCACGAATCAGCTAACACAACATTAAATGTTGGAGATAGATTTGTTAGTAAGCCAACAGATGCAAAAGTTATTTTTCATTTTTTATATTTAGATTCTAATGGAAAAAGATATTTTTTAGAAGAAAGAACTGATGAATTTATTTATGATTATTGGCCTACGTCATCTATAACAGGTTCACCGGTTTACTGGGCTAACTACAGTGATACAGCAATACTAGTAGCACCAACGCCAAGTGCGGCTCTTAATATTGAAATGACGTATGCAAGAAGACTAACAGAACTATCTAGTTCTAATACAACTAATTGGTTGACAGAAAATGCACAAGATTTAATTCTTTACGGAGCATTAATGGAGGCTTGTACTTTTTCTAAAAATAGAGAAGACCTAGCAATATACACGCAAAGATATCAATCAGCAGTTGAAACAATTAATAATCAAACTAGACGTAGAAGAAGAGATGATTATTCTTCTCCATCAAATGTGATGGGTGAAAATACGTTAAAACCAATGAGTACATAGGAGAAATAAATGGCAATTACGCAAGTATTAACAGACACATTTAAACAAGATTGTTTAGATGGAGGACAAAATTTAGGAAGTAGTGGTGATACTCTAAAAATATCATTATACACATCAAGTGCAACTTTAGGTGCAACTACATCAGCATACACTACTACAAATGAAGTAAGTGGAACAGGATACACAGCAGGAGGTGCAACACTTTCTAGTCAAGCTGTGGCTTATGACTCTACAAATAATGTTGCATTTTTTGATGCGGCTGACCCAAGTTTTACATCTGCAACTATAACAGCTAGAGGAGCTTTAATTTATAATAACTCTAAATCAAATGCGGCAATTGCAGTTTTAGATTTTGGTGCTGATTTTTCATCATCTAACGGAACATTTCAAGTTCAATTTCCAAGTGCGGCTCACAACACTGCATTAATTAGGATTAGTTAATGGGTTCTGGTACTTTTGGATATAACAATAGTGCCTACGGGGACAATGGTTGGAATGATGGTGCTGTATTTGCAGAAACAGGTATAGCGGCAACAACTGCTCTTGGTAATGAAGTTGCATCTGGTAGTTCATTAACTATTCAAGTTGGTTACGATAATTTAAGATTAAGCTCAGCAAATATATCTTCTGGTATTACAGGAACAGCAACCGTAAATACAGTTACAGGGGTTAGCACTACAGGTAATATTGGAAATGTAAGATTGTGGTCTTTAATAAATACTACATCTGGAGGAACAGAAATATGGAAAATAGGAACAGCGAATTAGGAAAATAATATGTCAAATTATACACAATTAGGATTTGTAAAACAAACCGATGGAGAAAACACAGGTACATGGGGTGACGTACTAAACGAAAACCTTATTGATTTGTTGGATGATTCTATTGGTGGATATGTTGAAGTTAGTGTTGCCTCTGGTAACGTAACTTTAGCTTTTGCTGATGGAACAGCAGATAATAATGGAAGACACTCAACAATTAAATTTACTGGTTCTCCCGGTACAACTAGAACAGTTACATTTCCAGACAAACAAATAAATTATTTTATTATCAATGGTTCAGATAGTTCTATTATTTGTACTTCTGGAAGCGGTACAGCAACGGTCACTATACCAACTGGAATGAAAGACATCATCTATGTAGATGGAAGCGATGAAATTCTTAGTATGTTTGGAACTCCAAACTTATCATCCTCTGGTAATTTTACAATAGATGCAACAACAGACATTATTCTAGATGCTGATGGTGGAGATATATTTTTTAAAGATGCAGGTACTACTTTTGGTAGTGCAACAAATACAAGTGGAAACTTAATTGTAAAATCTGGAACAACTACTGCATTAACTTTTAGTGGAGCAAACGTAACAGCCGCAGGAAATTTAACAGTAGATGGTAACTTAGATGTTACTGGCACTTTAGATTTAAGTGATTCAAACTTTACTAATGTTGGTTCTTTACAATTAGATTCAATTGCAGGTGATGGAGATACTAACACATCAATTACTTTTAGTGGCTCTGATGTTATTACAGTAGCTACAGGTGGTGCAGGAAGATTAACTATTGGTGATGGAGCATTATCTCCTGTTACTAATAATCAAATAGATTTAGGTACAAGTTCTTTAGAATTTAAAGATGCCTTCTTTGATGGTACAGTAACAGCAGATGCTTTTGCAGGGCCACTAACAGGTAACGTAACAGGAAATGCTTCTGGTACTGCGGCTATAGCAACAACAGTTACTATAACAGACAATGAATCTACAAATGAAAGTAATGCTATTATATTTACTGCTGGTGGTGATGTTGATGGTGGTAATTTAGGTTTAGAATCAGATGGTACATTAACGTATAATCCTAGCACTGGTAAAATAACTGCTACAGGATTTATAGGAACACTAACAGGAAATGTTACAGGAAATGTTACAGGAAATGCTTCTGGTACTGCGGCTACAGTTACAACAGCCGCACAATCTAGTATTACATCTTTAGGAACTCTAACAACTCTAACTGTTGATAATGTAATTATTAATGGCTCAACAATAGGGCATACTGGTGACACAGATTTAATAACTGTTGCTAGTGATATTGTAACTGTAGCAGGAGAAGTGTCTATGACAACTCTTGATATTGGGGGTACAAATGTAACCTCTGATGCAGGAGAATTAAATACATTAGATGGTATTACTGCTGTAGTAGGAGAACTTAATGCTTTGGATATTGGAAGTACAGCAATAGGAACAGCAGTTGCTTCAAAAGCAGTTATATTAGATTCAAATAAAGATTATACAGGTTTAAGAAACTTTACTGTTAGTGGTGAATTAGATGCCGCAACAGGAGATTTTTCTGGAGATGTTGATGTTGATGGAACACTAGAAGCCGATGCAATTACAATTAATGGAACGGCAATAGCTTCAGTATTAAGTCCAATAGCAGGTGGCTCAGGTATAGTTACAACAGGAGCATTAAACTCTGGTTCAATAACTTCTGGATTTGGAACTATTGATACCGGTTCATCAACTATTACAACAACAGGATTAATTAGTGGTGGCTCATTAGACATTGATAATGTTTTAATTAATGGAACAACAATTGGACATACTGATGACACAGACTTAATAACAGTAGCGGATGGTTTAGTAACTGTTGCAGGTGAAGTTCAAATGACTACTTTAGATATAGGTGGAACAAATGTTTCAGCTACTGCGGCAGAGATTAATTATTTAGACTTAGCAACTTTAGGTACAACTGCGGCATCAAAAGTATTTACAGCAGATTCAAATAACGTAACGGCTATATCGGGTGCTGTAGTTTTAACAGAAGATACACTGTCATTCGATGCTACACAAGATTGGGATGTAAGAGCATCTCCAAATGCTAAAGTAACACTAACAGCCAACGTAACATTTGATGCACCTTCAAATCCAACAACAGGACAGTACATTGCTATTCTTTGCATACAAGATGGCACAGGAAGTAGAACTATAGCATGGAACGCTGTATTTGAATTTACAGGAGATGAAACTCCAACAGCTACTACCACAGCGGCTAAAGGTGATTTATTTACATTTAGATACAACGGAGCTAAGTGGCTTGAAGTTGGAAGAAACTTTAACTTAACATTATCATAGGAGTAATATGTTTGCAGTAGTAACAGATGGAAGTATAACAAGTTTTCCAAAAGGAAATAAAGGTATTA